ATGACAGAAAAATTCAGGCGGATAGACAAGCAATATGTATTGTCTGACAGCTCGGTAAATGTTTACGGATTCAGGTTACTCACTGAAGGTTATCAACCGGAGCAGTTCCAAAAAAATCCCATAGGTTACTATATGCATCGCCGCGAAGACGGGATAGCGCTGAAATGGGAGGATATAAAAATTGAGGATGACCGTATAGTTGGTGTTCCCGTCATTAACCTGGCCAACGAGCGGGGCGAGCAGATAGGCACGGAAGCTGAAAATGGGTTTCTGAATGCTGCATCAATGGGCCATATTGTGGTACTGGAATACAGTACTGATGAGGCGATGATGCTGCCGGGGCAAACCGGACCAACGATCACCAAATGGTATAACAAGGAATGCAGCCTGGTGGACATACCCGGCAATAACAATGCCCTGACCTGTTTGTATGATGCCAATGAGCACGTCATCAATCTTGCTGACATAGGCGCAGGTGGCGATGGTCTGCTGACGATAGGCGATAAGTTAAAAGCAGACCAAGAGGCAGCCAAACAGGAAGTGCTTGACGGCGTGCAACTGATAGCTGAAAAGGCGCGCCACCTGGCAGCAGAAAACAAGCTACTGTTGAGTGACCTGGCTGCCCTGAAACAGGAAATGAGTATGCTAGTGGAAGCTCGGGACAGCAAGGATATATTATTGCTGCTGGAGCGTGCGCTGGAAGACAAAAAGATAACCGTGGCACTGAAGGCATTGCTGGCGCAGGATTATGCGGCAAACAGAGAAGGCCTGATAAAGTTGCTTGCTGCCATGCCAGCATACCGAAGTATCACAGAACAGTTGAAAATGACCTCAGAACAGACCGAGGCAAACTGGACATGGGATGACTATGAACAGAATGATCCGGCCGGTAAAAAGCTTAAGGACCTGAGGGCAAATGATCCGAACAAATACAGGGAGCTTTTCGACAAAAAATTCAATGCATAAACAGGTGGCCAGGAGGCGGCAAAGTTTTTAAGGCCATAGCTGGGTTCATAGAGTAAGGCCATTACTGAGTTTTTTCTTTTCCGGCGCTCCTGCCACCTTTTTCCTTTCTTTTTTACAGCCAACAAAGTCATTTCCGGTAACGGACAGGCAGTCTATTCTTTTTTCAAAACCAAATAACAAACATGGGAATTCAACGCGAGATCTGGCAAGATCACATTGAGGGTAATCTATTTAAAAATAACGAGTTTCTGCTTGCCTCAACGGATGCAGGACAGTATGTGTTGCAGGGGCAGGTGGTGCACATTCCGCAGGCCGGCGCGACGCCGAACATACAGAAGAACCGTTCATCGCTGCCGGCGACAATAGTGCAGCGCACGGATGCGGACATCACATATACGCTGGACGAGTACACATCTGACCCCATCCTTATACCGTATGCCGAGACGCTGGAGCTTAGCTACAACAAACGCGAGAGTGTGCTCTCGGAGCATGAGGCATCGCTGAGGCAGACCGTTGCAGACAACGTGCTGATATCCTGGTCGCCGACTGAAGTGGGTGGACAACTAAGGACAAGCGGTGACACTACTGCGACCCACCTGGCGGGCACAACCGGAAACAGGAAGAAACTGACCGTGCAGGACCTGAAGGCGGCACAACTGCAACTGAACAAACAGAATGTGCCCATGGAGGGCCGGTACGCATTGCTGAGTGCAGATATGTTTCAGCAGTTGACGGATGACCTTTCTATCACGCAGTATCGGGATTTCAGTGCTGCATACAATGTAAAAGATGGCGTGCTAGGCAGGCTTTTCGGATTCAATATCATGATGCGCAGTTCGGTGGTGACCTATACCAACGACACAGTGCCGGCATTGAACCCATATGGAGCCGCCGCCGCCGCAACAGACAACGACGCTGTGCTGTGCTGGCAAATGGACGCACTGGAAAGAGCAGTGGGCGCGATAAAATTCTTTGAACGCACTGATGATCCGACCTATTATGGTAACGTGTATAGTATGAGTGTGCGAATAGGGGGCCGCAAGCGCCGCAGCGATGCGTGTGGTGTGATGACGATCATTCAGACGGCTGCATAGGCCTGAGGCGGGCGTGCTGTGCAAAAGCCATAGCGGTGGTGTGAGATAGTGTGTGCATCAGCACGCCCGTTTTTAAGAATTCAGAATAGCAGAACATGATAGCGGAGATGAAGGTGTGGGTATTGCTGGGTGCTGCAAGCATAATGGCCGCAGTAATGGGGTTCATTATTAAAGTAATAACCGGCGAGGTGCTAAAGCGCCTTGATGACATAGTAAAGGAACTGAAGCAGCTGACAGCCATAACTGCTGAACACAAAGGGCAGATAGATAATCTGCACGAACAGGCGGATACGATCAGGCAGCGGCTGCACAACCACTCAAGCCGGATCCGCAAAATTGAACAACAACTGGTGAAACAATCTTAAAAGAAAAATCATAATGATCTGTATGAAAATGCGTGCACAGTTGAAAAAACTGCTGAACCAATTTGACAGTTACGTTGACAGCCATATAGACACGGCGCTGCAAGTAACAGAAGCTATAAAAGACGTGTTGGCATCGCCCGTTGCGGATGCGCTTACTGTAGTGATCCCCGGGACGATAGACAATGTGATCCGCACGCAATTGCTTGCGGCGTTAGATAAAGCAATTTCACTGCTCACTATTGTTGATGATTGCAAGCAGTACACCGATATGCCTGCCAAACTGAATTGTTTTGTGGCTCAACTACAGAAATTGGCGCCTGGGCTCCAGGATGCAATTTTGCAAAAGCTGGCAAGCATTCTTTCCGGACAACTGGACGGACAAAGGCTGGCACAGAATCTATATGATCTCTTCACCCAGGCGAAATACAGCGCCGCAAAAAACTGATCATTGTGAGCGATCAAAAATCAATTTCCGGGACAGCGCTCAGCATTGCTGTTCAGCAGATAGGCGTGAGCGAACAACCTAAAGGCAGTAACAGCGGACCGATGGTGGACAGATACCTGGCAGCTGTGGGGTTGAAACCGGGTTATCCGTGGTGTATGGCATTTGTGTATTGGAGTTATCAGCAAGCGGCGTTGGCTGAAAGCCGGCCCAATCCGGTGGTGCAGACGGGCTCTGTTGCAGAATGCTGGAGCCGAACGCCTGATGCGAAGAAAATACACGTGGAGACAGCCCGCAAGCAACCACAGAGCATAACACCCGGCGATCAGTTTGTGTTGTTGTTCGGTCATGGTACAGGGCATACCGGCCTTGTAGAGGCGGTGACTGGAAATATCATTCATACCATAGAAGGCAACAGCAATCTTGACGGGAGCAGGGAGGGATTTGAAGTGGTGCGTCACCAAAGATTGATCACAGACAGGTCGCTCGCCGGATTTATTAAATACCAATAACAAAACGCTATACACATGAAACACGCAAAGAACTATTTCGATGCACACAAGGATGTGAATGTGCTCTACTTCACCAGTGACGACCTTGCTTTTTTTGATGAACGCAATGCGAAGATGCATGCAGCGAACCTGGACGACGACCTGGTATTGGCGATAAGCAGAGATGAAGCTGAGGCGGCATTTGGCGACATGCAGGAAGATGAGTGGACAGAAACGTTTGCTGACCCGCTTGATGAGCCGGATGCGGAATAATGAACGATCAACCAAGAAACTATATGGGTAATGTAAATATTACGCTGGCAAACGGCCAGCTGGGAGCAACGCTGCAGACAAGCGACGGTGTTGCGGGAATAGTGCTGACGGGCGAAACAGAATCGGGGGGCTACACCCTTGGAACCCCAATACTTTTGACCAGCCTGAGCGACCTTGGAACACAGGGTATATCGCAGACCGGGAATGGATTTGCCTACAGGCAGGTAAAGGAGTACTATGATGAGGCGGGGACGGGGGCCCAGTTATACCTGATGCTGGTGCCTGCCACTATGAAGGTGAACCAGATAGCGGACAAGACGAACACGAGCGGCGCCGTTAAGTTGCTGGATTTTGCGAATGGGAAGATCAAGCTTTTAGGCATAACGACGGATGACGCGTCTGTTTATACATCAACGCCACCAGTGACCACGCAGGGGATCAATGCCGATGTGTACACTGCGGCAACAAATATGGCAAGCATGGCGAGTGACTATTTTGAAGGCGAACGCCCATTCAGGTCTGTTATCGGGGGCACATCATATAACGGTAATGCGACGCTGCTGACCGATATGACAGCAGGGACCACGAACAACCGCACGGCAATATTCATAGGTGATACACAGTCGGGCCCTAATGCCTGCATAGGACTGGTGTTGGGCCGGTTGGCAGCAATTCCGGTGCAGCGCAAAATAAGCCGTGTAAAAACGGGCCCATTGAGCAATGCAGTTGCATACCTGAGTACCAACCAGGTGGAATGGGTGTCGTCAGACCTTCCGTATATGGTGCAGCGCGGATTCATAACGTGGTGGACATTCCCGAATGTATCCGGCTACTACTTCAGTGGTGATGACACCTGCAGTGCATTGACGGATGACTATCATTTTCTGGCGAGGGGGAGGATCATTGACAAGGCCCACGTACTCGCCTACCAAACATTTGTGCAGGAGGTAGATGATGAAGTGCCTGTGAATGCAGATGGAACCCTGGATGCCGGATTTTGTACCTGGCTGAGCAAACAAATAGAGAACCAGATCAACAACAATATGACGGCGAACAGGGAGATAAGCAGCATGCAATGCCTGATAGATCCGAGCCAGAATATTCTCAGCACTAATCAGCTGAACGTTTTGCTAAAGATCGTCCCTGTTGGTTATGCGACGAATATTGACATCAGCCTTGGCTTCGACAATCCGGCTGCATAGGAATTCATCTGATATAGAGCAGGAAAATGATAAACAATAAATATCTGATAAATGGCAGGAATAAATTTTTTTGATAGCAAGGAATGTGAATGGGCGGACATGACCGTTATGTTCGCAGGGTCTCCGCTTACCAAGATACGTGGCCTAAAATACAAGGCTGCAAAGGACAAGCAATTGCTGCATGCAGCTGGAGATGAACCCATAAGCATACAGAGCGGCAACCGGACGTATGAAGGGCAGATAAAAGTGCTGAAAAGTGCGCTGGACGAAATGAACAGCGCGGCAGTAGCAGCGGGTGGCAGTGACATACTGGACATGCAGTTTGATATTGTGATCACATACAAGGCCCAGGGAGTGCGGCCGCTACAGGTAGATACACTGTCTGGCGTAGAAGTGAAAGACTTTGAAAAAGGCTGGGAGCAGGGAGCAAAAAACATGGACGTTACGCTGCCGATAATATTTATGAAACTAACATCGCAATAAACCAGACATGGCATTGACAGATACAGGGCAACAACTCATAGGACAAGCGAACGGTGAGCAGATACAAGCGTGGAAAAGCAAGTACCGCTATGGCATTTTTGCTATCGAAACAGAAGGGCACGTTGCTTATTTCAAAAACCCGGACAGGCACGACCTGAACTGTGCGCTGAGCAAATCGGAACGTGAAAGGGTGCTGAGTGTTTACGAAGAGCTGGCCAGCATCACATTCATAGGCGGGAGTGAAAATATATTGACCGACGACCAGATGTTCATAGGAGCCAGCCAGGAATTGAAAGTGAAGCTGGAAGGCAAAAAGGCCAGACTGGTAAACTTATAACGGAGGCATGTGGCGGCCCGGCACATGACTCCATAGGCTACCTCGAAACACTGTTCGAGTATTTTCTTCCGGGTATTGATCACAAAAAGCTCAGCGACCAGGCATTTGCACAGAAGCTGGCACATCTAATATTCATCCTGGGCCATGAAAAAAAGTGATAAGCATAGCTATGATAAATCGTTGATGGCCCTTGCCAACACGGTTGACTCTATCGTGGACATTCGACTTTTGCCCGGTGGGGCGGGAAGTTTGTCTGAAGACTTTCTGTTGAATATTGGCGAAATTTTCGAAGTAGGAGACGAAGGGTATCCGAATGAGGAGGCGGAGAAGAGTTATATGCCTCCGGGTATGGCGCCAGGTGCAGCTGACGAGCAGGTGCCCGTTGGAAAGCCTTTAGGTGCGACAACTATCTCTCAAGCAGCAAATCGGCTATTGAACGAGCCATCTTTATTACGGAACAGCATTGAGTCTTTGACTATAACACAGCCGGATATTTATGGAAGCGAGGGCCAGACGCAGGATCGAGCCGGCAGAGAAACAGGCCCGGTAACATGGTTAACCATATCTACTATTCCTGATAGGATACAACAGCGAGTAGAGAGCAATGATCTGACCAGTTCTTTTGATAACAGTGTTAACACACTTGAACCAACTGATTTGAATCCACAAGGGTTGTTTTTGAAAACAGGCGATTCAACGGTGCAACGGGCAGAGTCTTTTCATGAGCCGCATCAAGTCGATAACATTATCGCGCTGGCGGAGGCAACCGGAATGACTGTGGTTGGCAAGTATTTGCCTGAAGAAGCCGATGGCATAGATAGCCCATTGAACCTGGAGACGAAGAGTAAAATATATGATCATGCGCGTACTATAAGCGAGGGTGTCTTGCAAAGCCATAACTACACCCGACAAGGAAACACAGACGCGGTTGAAGAACATCCCGACGATGATCTCTCTTTGTTTGTCAGAGACATGTACAGGCCGAATGTCGTGGGGAAAGCAAGCAGCAGTATCGAGCAAACAGTTGGTGGACAAAGCTCAGGCGAGGCTGATAGAATTACCTCGCCCGGCAGGAAGGCGACGGTGGTCAACCTCAACAGAGCAATGATCGAAAACTTCACGGTGCATGTGTCTGACGTAAACGCGATACCTGGTGATATCAGGCAAAGTGTGGAGGATGTGTTGCTGGAAATACTTAATCATGCAAATATTTAAGAATGGCAGAGACAACTTTTGACCTGGCGGCATTGTTTGAGCAAACGTTTGGCTACAGAACTACCGCATTCAGTCCGCAGTTTACGCCGCCTGCCGGATATGGCGCCCAGAGAGTAGAGGTATCTACGACGGGTTCGCCCTACTACGCACAGGATGAACTCTCGGGAGAATATTTTATGCCCGTTTCACTCGTCTATAGCCAGTCTACTGCGGGAAGCACGGCTGGAACTTCGGAAACATGGGATCTGCCGTATCCGGTCATCTCTATCAGTGCAAGAAAGACGATCATAGAGACCGTGTTGACGGAACGAAGTGGTACTGTGAAAGAGCTGGTGAACCTGCAGGGATATGATATCGTGATCAAGGGATTTATTATTGATGCGGGCGGCAATTTTCCGGAAAGCAAAGTAACACGTTTAAGAAGCATTTATGAGCAGAGTACGGCAATATCGATCAAGTGCCCGCTGACGGATATATTCCTGTTGAGGCCCGACCGTAGCGGCAGCGACAAAGTTGTTATCCGGGAGCTGAAACTTCCGATGGTGGTGGGTATGAAGAATGTGCGCCCCTACGAAATACATCTTTCAAGTGACGAACCATTTAGCCTGATAGCAATAGCCTGATGTTTACTTTGAGCAGTGATATTACAATTGGAGATTTTCGCTTTAGCGGTGTGCACCGGGTGAAGATCGCGCGCAGCATACATAATGCTGTGGAAACCGCAGAGATCGTGATCCCTGCCAGGGCAAGGATATTGCGCAGCGGTGTGGCGGAGTCGGATGAAGTAGTAAGTGGGAGCATGTTCAGCGAAGGCGATGCAGTAGAGATACGGCTTGGATATGATGGTGAGCTCAATACAGAGTTCAAAGGCTTTGTGAAACAGAAGAGTTCTGGCATGCCGCTAACCATTCTATGTGAGGGATATAGTTGGCTGTTGAGAAGGAACAAAGTGAACATCTCTATGCAAAACGTCTCGATCTCAGACCTGTTGCAACTGGCATGTGCGAACACTGATCCGTTGTTCGGCATCAACATCAATTGCCAGGTAGATTGTAAACTGAACAACGTACAGGTAAACGGCACCGGGCTGGATGTGATCAGTTATATTTCGAAACAGACAGATCATACAGTCAATTGTTTTTTCGCTGGCACCGGGGAATTGTGGTGTGCGCTTGTGAATAGTTCATATGCGGCAGGGAGTGACATTTTTGGTGCGGGTTCTGTAAAATACAGGCTTGGCTTCAATGTGCTGCAGAATAACACCCTGAAGCAGCGGGTAACAGAACAAGACCCCGTGCAAGTTGTGTATAGCAAGAAGCTGGGAGGAGGGCGGAGAGTGACGGTAAGGTCAAATGTCCAGAGTGATTCAGGGAGGGTGCATAGCTGCATCATGAACCAGGTAGGTTCTGCCGCGAGTCTGCAAAAGCTTGCCAACGAGAAGGCATTCATGCTCAACTACAACGGGTTTGATGGGGAGCTGGAAACATTTCTGGCGCCATTTGTTGCACCGGGTTTTATTGCAGATCTGACAGATGACAATTACCCGGAAAAGAACGGGACATACCTGGTGGACTCTGTGACCACAACCTATGGAATAACTGGCGCGAGGAGAAAAGTTGGGTTGGGTGTGAAAGAAGGACTTATAGAATAGGTATGACAAAAAACAGTTCAAAGATAAGGGCAGCTATAGAGGCTATGGCGCGGCAGCCGGTGGAGATCACCAGCGGCACCGTGCTGGCAGGTAGCCTTGATGAAGAAGCCGGGACGGTTACGGTGCAGCCGACTGACGACGGCATGCCCATTGCAGATGTAAAGATCACGAGTGTAGCAGGTGCTAACTACGGCATGCTTTTATATCCTGATGATGATAGTGATGTGGTTATTGCGACCGTGGACGGACCTGGGGAGTGGGTAGTACTGACTCCGGGAAAGTTGAAGAAGGCGGCATTGACGATTGGCTCTGTGAGCTTTACGATGGATAGCGAACAAGTGAATTTCGTCAACAGCAATACGATATTGAATATGACCGATTCACTGTTCAAAATGAAGACTGCGTCGGAAAGTTTGTTCTCGTTGCTGAACGATCTGATCAGTTACATCATGCAGCTCACAGTGCCCACTCCTGCAGGGAATAGCGGCGTTCCCATCAACGTAGCTGATTTCAATTCACTTATTTCAAGATTGAATAACCTACTGACGAACTGACATGGCCCTTAATACAATAACATTGAGCAATGCACTAAAAGCGGCATTTTTAGCCAACCTGAGTGCGCCTACAACAGAGCAAAGCAGCCAGGTTGCAACGATGTGCGACAGCATCGCTGCGGCAATGCAAAGCTTTGTTGAAAGTGCGACCATCAACTATTCGGCCGGGTTGGTCGCGCCGTCGGGTGGCGGACCGGTGACGGGAATTTTTGGCAGCACTATTTCTTAAATTCTTTTTCGATGGCAAGACAAATGATGGACATCGGCATGAACGCGGCCGATGACCTGGATATCACGAGCGGCGACTTCGCAAATGTTGAAAGTACCGCCCAGCATCAACGACAGATACTTTTGAATGCGAAAGGAGATTTTAAGCAGAATCCTACTATTTGCGTTGGCGCATTTCAGTACCTCGACGACGAGACGATGAACAATCTTGTGAGAGACATATGCGTCGAGTTTTCGCGGGATGGAATGGAAGTGCAAAGTGTTTCGGTGGATGCCGGGGGCACGGTGACGAGTGCGGCGTTCTATAAATAGTAAATGATGAAAACGGCAATAATACAACAGAACCAGACGGTGCTGGATATGATCGTAATGGCCTGTGGCACGCTGGAAGGGGCCATGCAGGTGATGGCAGCAAACAATACCAGCCTGAGTGACACCACATACACAGGCACAGTTTACGCTGTGCCCGATACGGTGTCGGTTGACAAACAGGTGCTCGACTACCTGCAGCAAAATGACATTCATATAGGAACCTTTTTGACAGCACTTTAAAAATGGCAAGAACGATAGCACAAATTCAGCAGTCAATAATTGACGCGAAGAACGCAGACCCGAACCTGAGCGCACTGACCAGCACTAGCAATGTGTCGGTCTGGCTTTTATGGACCTATATAGTGGCGGTGTGCCAGTGGGTGCTCGAGAACTTATTCGATGCACACAAAAATGAAGTTGACACTATTGTAGGCCAGCAGAAGCCGCATACGCTGCAATGGTATTCCACCAAGGCAAAACAATTCCAGTATGGTGTGGCGTTGCCGGCAGAAACAGATAGCTATACTTCAACAAGCACAGATCCATCTGTCGCTATAGTGCAATATGCTGCTGCAGTTGAACTCACAAACCTGGTGCGTATAAAGGTGGCGACTTCCACGGGTGGCGTGCTATCTGCAATATCGGGGCCGCAGTTGCTGGCGCTGACTGCATACATGTCGGCTGTTAAGGACGCAGGTGTTCGCTTGCAGGTGACCAGTGGCGACCCCGATACATTGCAATTGGTGTTGCATATTTTTTACGATCCGCTTGTACTGGACAGTACGGGTGCGCGGTTGGACGGCACAAGCAGCACTCCGGTTATGGACGCGGTGAAGACTATGTTAGGAAGTTTGCCGTTCAATGGGTTGTTTGTGCTCAATAACCTGATCGCCGTGTTGCAATCCATTGACGGAGTAAGAATTGGACAGGTTGTAAGTGCGCAGGCTACTTACGCGTCACTTCCTCCGGTAGCAGTGCCCGTTGAGTACACACCCGATGCCGGCTACCTGGCACTCGACGAAGTTTATTTCGCAATAAATATTACCTACACCCCTCACGCACCTTTCTGATATGCCGGGTACACAATTCGATATTGATTTTCCTTCCATCATTAATTTCCTGCTGCCGGTGCGACTTCGGCAGGCAATAGCCAACAGTTGGCTGAATGCGCTTGCACAGCCGGTGAAAGACATATATAGCCTGTTTACGCAGAGGCGGAGCGATGCGCTATACTTGTTGGCGCACAATAGCCAGGCGGTCTATCTGCAGAGTGCACTCAATGATGTTTTTGATGGGGGGCTGCGCAGAATATACATAGCGGACGGCGTGAACGCAGACCCCGACTACCTTTATTTAATAGCAGAGGAGCATCCGTTATGGCTTGGCCTGGAGAGTGAAGCCGGGACCACTGCTTACCAGGATCCTCAGTGGCTATACACCAACGCGGAAACTTCGGTGAGCGGTGTGATGTTCACAGTGATGGTTCCGGCAGATATCATATTCGACACGACGAGGATGCGTGCTCTGGTGGACAAATACCGGCTGGCGTCCAAAAGCAATTATGCAATCAACACATTCTAA